GTTATTTGAGTATCACTTGTGGGCAGATTAAAACTTGAAAAATAATTTCCACGATTACCGGCATCAATATAAATTGTATCAGCATTATCTCTTACACACTTTGATGCTGTAAGTGGCCTACCTGAAATAGCAACACTTTTACTCCTTTCATATTCTATAGAAGTAACAGAGTTTACTGCTTTGGTTAGTTTTTCGTCTATCATATTGAAACATAATTAATGCTTTAATTTTCAATTAATTATTACATTTCAATATCAATATTGAAAGTTAAAACATTTATAAAATTTTTCTCTACCGGCTCAGAAAGTTTTGCAATTGCCACTAGCTCACCAAGGGCGTTAAACAAACCAACCTCAGTCACCCAAACAGGATCAAGACTAACAATTCCGCTTTGAGAATTTAATTCTGTTAATGCTTTTTCACGGTTCCAACTTGGATTGTTGCTAATATAAAATTCTCTTGGTAAAGCCAAACAAATTGCTGTGGTTTTAAAAGATGTGTTGATATCATAAAAACTAAGAGATGATTGTGTTGTCCCTGTAAAATAAATATTTGTTTTATCAGCCACGACAGCACCTGCATACTGAGTTCCTGAACTTAATATATAACCGGATGTCCATGGAAAATTTTGTGTTAATCCTGTGTGAGTTACAACTAAAAACCCTTTATCTAAAACAACAAAACCAACAGGTATATCATAGTTATACCCAGACCTATTGTCTGGATAATTAGATGGAACTTTAACTGCAAATTTTGTATTTGTTCTTGTGTCTGTATTATATGGTGCGGTTGCGGTTGGTGAAATAGAAGCACTTCCTTGCACTTCTTTGTATGATATAGCAGATGGTCTTCTTAAAAAATTAGTAGAATCTGGCTCCCATGTTGTGTTTGCAGCCATGCTTGTGGTTATTCCCATTTCATCCATGGTAGAACCTGTATATGGAATATTTATACTATCACAAAAAAGAAATGCCACGTTATCCCCAAGTAAAGGGTTGCTTTCTCCTTTTTTAAGAGTTTTATTACTTGAATAAGTACTTGAATATAAGGTTACAGATGAAAGTGCACCACCACTTTGCGGAAATTTGAATGTAACGCTTCTACCATCAATGTATTCACTATACTCTGATGCGGGTATGGGGGTTATTATAATTTGATCAACATTCAATTGTTGTAATTCTGGATACAACAATGAAAGTGTTGAACCAGTTCCTAAATCAGATGCAACTGTTGGTAAATTAAAAGACATAAAATAATGCCCTTTTTTATCTGTTGTTTCAGTTCTATCACAAAGGGTATAAAGGACCTCAGTTCCTGTCAGGGCTTTTGCTGTATTTTCTTCGGCTTGAACAACTATTGAATTGTTTACTGCTTTTGTAAAACGTGGATCTATCATTTTTATTTATTTATGATTGTTGTGTATTGTTTGGTGCGGCTACTGTTGTTGGTGGATAACTAAAAATCAAATTAAACTCACCTATTTCGCCCGGAGCAATAGATTTTCCTATGTTTCCATAAAAATTGAAAGTAAGCACCTTGTTTCTTCCAGAAAGAATGTTTGGACTAAGTTTTGTTCCATCTTTTGTTGTGTTGATCCAATCGTAGAGAGCTTGTTTTAAACCATCATCACCAACGGTCATCACCTTCCATTTGTTAATTTGTGATGGTGCTGGGGTTGTGGTAGAAATACCATCTCCTTGACTGCTTTGATTGACTACTGGTCCAATTGTAGAAGAAGGAATTTGTTCAGCAAAGGCATTCTCTTTTACTCTGCTAGATTCACTTATATTAATGTTTTGGCTTGTTACGACTCTTCCCATTTTTTTTTATTTATTTATGCGTTTCCTGGTGTATTTTGAATTGTAGTGATTACGTTTGGAACAACCACACCTGTTTGTGCGGAAGCCTTTTCAAATTGAATTGTAAATTTATTATAATTAGAACCTGTAGCAGGGAATATTATTCTCATCCTATATCCAGGCTCTGTTAATGTTGGTTCTTTTAAGGTTATAATTAATTCGTTATTTTGTAATGAATTTGATCCATAACTTGTTGGAGTTACTGTATAAACTCCATCATTTACTAAAACACCATCAACATAAGTTGCTAATTGTTGTGTTGTAACCATTCGCAAGAGATTTGCAGCTTGGTTTAGATTAAATATAATATCCTCGTGTGTTGGAATGTATTGTAGTAAATTAATATCTACACTAGGAATATTGCTTGCTCCAGGTGAAATTAAATTGGTTAATTGTCTTCCCTTTGCTCCTGTTACAGCATTTTCGTTTTCACCAGAAACATCTGGAATTTCACCAGTTGTAAGTAAGTCTGGTATATTATAGTTTACATCGGGATCTCCCAACGAAAACCTTTCAATTTTTAATCTATCCACAGTTTGGCCGTTTGATAAAGTGGTGTACCTTGGTGTGCTCGGAGAATCAAATAAATATTTTCTACCAATCTCTGTAAGGTAGGCCTGTGCGTATACTGTTGTTGAAGATGCTAAAAATCCCATTTTATTTTTATGTTATAATTGTTAAAAGTCTATTTCTAATTGAAAGGCTATGAATTTGCCATTTGATTTTTTTATTGGATTAGTTGGTTTTCCTACAGCAACAACTTGATTGTTATTGTCTAAAATTGCTACCTCAGAAATGTATGTGTTTGTGTCTAATGTAGAACTCCAAGTTGAATTAATACTACTATTGACAAGTGTGTTGTTTGCATAAACAGTTATTATACTTTTATATGTAGTGGCAAAAATTTGTAAATCTACAACACCAAAAAACATTGATTCGTGGCCAAAATTTAATGATGATTGATTGTAGGTTAAACCTGTGTACAGTTGATATGTGCTTCCGCTTATGTAATCTTCATTTGATACCACAAAAGAATAACCATTTAATTTATTAGGATCTATCGTGGTATCTCCAAAATCTGATGCCCTATATACTCCATTTCCACCAGACAAAACATCTGACAATGCCTTCCATTGACTTGATGGAACATTCCCGGAGTCATATTGGTCTGTTGTTAATTGTTTATTTACTAAAACCTGAACTGTATTTGCGTTCCAGCCTGTACCATAAGAACTCAAGCCTGTTCCACTTCTCATGTATGGAAAAGAATTTCCAGGAAATGTTATTTGTAAAAATTGTGGATTATTATTGATATCATTTTGGCCTTCTACTTTCTTGATATAACCGCAATGGATTGAATCTGGATAACCAAAACTTGATGATGATGTGGTTTCAGCTGAAATTCTATATGTTATAAAATAATCATACCCTTTTTCGCAAAGACCAACTGCATTAGATTGTGTTAATGGGCTTTTTGGGGAAGAAACTAAGTTTACGTTAAAATCTGGTAATGCATAATTTCTATTGCTTTTGTAACTTAAAACATTTAATAATTCTTGATCTGTAATTACAATTATTTTTAATTTATGATAAACCCGTCCAACAACTTTGTTTGAAGATGAAATCCCATCTCTCAATTCTCTGTATGTGGTTTTTGATATACTGTCATATGTTGTAGAACCATAATAGTCATAAAAATTAGCGCCCCATTTTATTGCCTGTCCATTACTTTCAATGGTGTTATACCACATAATTGTTGGAATATAAACTTGAACAGATTGCTCTATAAATTGTTCTCCGTAAGTATTACCACTAAATGCGTTTGTATAATGTAAAAATCCTACAGATGGAGTATCTGAACTAAATCCAAAATATTGTTTTGTTCCAGCATATTCTATGGAACCATATTTAGTATATCCGCTAATATCACCACCTATTATTGTTCCTGCTACATTTCCGGTTCTTACAATATTTAAATTCCAAACACTTGTATTTTGGGTAGCACCGCTACCATATCTTGTTTCTATTGCATTAAAAGGAAAAAAATAAGCCCGTGTATCATGGGTTGTCGTAGCTCCATTAAATCTTGGAATATTTCTATCTACAGAAATTGTTCCGCTGCCACCCTCTGTTACTCTATACCACAAAGCAACAGTTGGAGAACCCGATACAAGTAGATCAGAACTAAATGTATAACCCGATTTAGGATGTGGCCATGGAATAAAAACCAAATCTCCTGTTTGTGGTGTATAAGTTAAGGCAGAAATTGTAATTCCTGTTGAATCCCATGTTTGGGAAGCGGCGGCTACAGTTCCATATCCAAGAGCTTGATTTGAAAGTATTGTCCAAGAATCAGTCGATCCAGAAAAAAATCCAGCACTAGGAGTATCTGCTGTTAAAAATTGTTTGGCCGAAGCGACCTGTTGAGATTCAAGAGTTAATGCGTTTGTACCATCTAAATTTATAGGATCAATATCGGGATAATAACAAGCAGGAAAAAGTACCCTGTTTCCATCTATTAAATAATCACCTGTTCTATCAATGTTGTAATCTATCTCCCTGTCAGATAAAACCGCTTTATTAAAAGATAGTTTGCCCAAAGACATCATCCTTCTTCCGGTATCCGTTAGTTTAACATTAATAAAAATAGTATTAGAAGATAAATTAAAGCTCATTTATTGTTTTTTGCTTAATATCAAATGTATTAATGCATAGTTTAAAGTAAATAGCCCCAAAAAAAAATCTAAATTTTCAACTTAAAACGTAAACAAAAATTATTTTTTAAAATGATATTTATATAAATATTGCCATAAATGCTTTTATAACTATTTTTAAAAAGAATGTCTCAAGACCTATTAATAAATACGGCCAACACTTTATCTGTTCATTTTTCTCCTGGCGAACAAAAAAGGTATCCAAACATTGCGTTAGATGCTATTTTTTCTTTTGGTGATTTTAAAATACATAGAAATTTAACCCCAAACTCTTTAAGTGCAGAAACCGGAGGTTATAGTTTTGGAAATTTTAGCTCTTTATCATCTCTTTCAAGTGCAACAGACACTTTTAATGCCTATCAGGTTGCAAATATAACAGAAAATGAATTAAATATAAAAAGGGACAACCCAAATAGCTATGTTTATTTTGGATCTTTTTATACAAAAGTAGCTTCATCTGTTAATAATATAATAGCAAACTATCCTTATGCAATTTTAGCTTATGATAATTTTACAGGAACAACTATTATAAATTATTTAAATAACTTTAATGGAACATCATCCTTTTCAATTCCATCTTCTGCCTTAACAAATCAAGGGAATATTATTTATGCATCTGGCTATACAAGAACAAATTCTGCAGATACTATAATTAATCTTTTTACGGATTATAACCAATTTGAAATAGAGCTTAGTAGTACCACACTTCACCAATCTACTTTTTCAATTAATTCTTATACTCATGATTATGCAAATTCTCTTCTAAGTTTTAATGTTCAGGGATATGTGTTCTCAGCTTCAACTTCAGCCTCTACTTTGCCGATTTATATAAGACCATCATTACGAAGGTTTTTTGAATATAAAAACACTGTTTCTGACTTAGAATATCAATTGCTTTTTGAACAAGTTTTCCTTGTTCCAAGCCCAGATACAGATACTTTTGAAAGACGCTCTTTTGTTTGGCCAAAATCCATAGATGGTTTTAATCCAGATACATATGGAACAGCATATGATACATACATAGAATCTTTGTTTGATTCAGCCGTAGCTGTTGATGATATAAAAACCAATTGGATGATTCGCACTATGATTCCTGAAAATTATACGGAATTAGATAGTGACTCGTTGATTTATACTAAATTAGTGAATGTGTATGCAGATGAATTTGATAAAATTAAAAAATATATCGACAATCTAGCTTATGCACACAGTGTTGACTACCAAAATGAAGAGTCAATTCCTGATAAATTAATTTATAGATTATCAAGGCTTCTTGGCTGGGAACCAATTAATGAATTTAATAACACCGATGTATTTGAATATCTTGCCAAAGAAGATTCAACAGGTTATACAAAAGAAATGTATAACAATGATCTTTGGAAAAGAATCTTAATAAGCATAAACTGGCTCTATAAGAAAAAAGGAACAAGAGATGCATTGGAGTTCATTTTTAAACTATTGGGAGCTCCGGATTGTTTGATACATTTTAATGAGTTTATATATAAAGTCAACCAATCTGTATCTGGAAACACATCATCATCTAACGATATTTTTTCTGAAAAAATCAGGAGTTCTACCGGTTATATTGAATATGAAAATTCAAATTATGTATTTCAGGAAGGTGGCCCAGGAAGAGGTAATGGAGATGCTTATATAAATCAGTGGAGACCTGAATTTGACCCACAAAGAGAAGTTGATAATAAAAAGGTATATACTGGAAGTTCTGAGTTTTTTGGTACAGAAAATATAGTTAATACAAAAGAGGTAGAAATAGATATAAGCCCAGCCTCAGCAATAGAATGTGATGTCCAAGAATGGTTTGATTTAGGGTTTACAACAGGAACAACAATATCAACAGGTCAATTTTTAAACATAGATAACGCAGGAGTTCAACTTGCAATTCCTCCCACCATAAGTGCAATGACCATGCATCAATGGTTGGATTATGTTTACGAAAATGGTATCAATCCAACCAACCACAAAGTTATAGGCTATGAACAGGGTCATCATTCATATTTTTATCCAATTTTAAGGCAAATATACTTAACATATATTTATTGGAACATTCCAGCTGAACTTTCCAATCAACTTACATTTGAACAATTAGAAAGTTTTGTTGAATTAATTCACCGACATTTTTATGATTATATTATGAGGTTAATTCCTGCAACAACCATTATTGACAGAAATGGGGTGTTGTATAGGAACACAATATTTAATAGACAAAAATTTGTTTATCCTCCAGGCATTAATTCGGGATCTGAATTTCAAATAAAAGTACCTTTAAGTCCAGACCTAACCATTCAAAGTCATGTTGTTAACTCTAACATTAATGATGTTTTTGATCCTACAATAAATTCTGTAAATGTAGTTGCTGAACTTGCAAAAAAATTTGAACAAACCATCAATTCAACAGAAGTCTTATCTGATTTTAATAGTGGTGTCGCCTTGTCAATAAACGCTGTATCAACCAATATTCAGTTTTATTCAACTCAAAGCCAAGATAGGGATGTGATTCCTCAAATAGAGGGTGTAATCTCAAGGTTCCCTTCTCAAATGATTCCGCAACCAGGAATCCCAGCTGTTGCAAGGACATATAGAACAAGAACATATTCAGATGTACAACAATCAAATACCGGAATTGCTTAATTATGATAGATTCAATTAATATACCAAAAATAGTAAAAAGCCAATCCACAGGCAATGAAAATACTGTTGTACAGGCATTTTCTCAAAATTATTGGACTAGAATTTTGCCTGTCCAAAACAGTCCATTTGTATGGAATGCTCCAGTTTATAATATTGAAGGCGCTACAAGAAATTATTATCAAATTGATTACAATGGGCTTTCTACAGATATTAATAATGGTAAAAATATTACATTGGTTTTTACGGCAAATACCGAAAGTATTTCAGGTTTAACAATGTTAAATCACAAATTATACAAAATTGATTTTGAGGACTATGTAAAAGCAAAAAATGATATTAACGGGTCTGCATTTACTCAGACTATACTTGATAACATAACAAATCCAATCTATACATTTTCTGAAGTGGCATCGGGCACAACAGGGGTAGCATCTTTAATAAGTGGTGGTAGATATACTTTTACTTTTCCAACAAAAATAAAACCAACCGGACAATTTACTGTAGATTTGTTTAAAGATAAATCACAATATTTTGTAGATTCTGAATTTGTTTTCCCAGCTTCTATAAACACAACTATTGGTGATATTGTTATTTATAATAATCAAAACACAGAACCCACAACTCAAATTTTAGATTATTACAGAAATGATTATGTTTTATTAACCTCTAATTTGGGCACACATATTATTGAAGGTAATACTCCATTTAGTGGCTTGTCAGTGACCGGCGCTTTTTTTACATACATTGTTCCACCAAACAAACCAAACCTTTACGTTTCAAATGGAAACAGTGAAATTGCAGTTAGAGATACTCTAAACACTTTTGCACCAACATTTAATTTTAGTAATGTTGAAGATGGCGATTATTATAAATTACAGGTTACTTACGATCCAATAGATTACCAGTTTCAAAATACTAGTGTTGCAACATTTGTAATCAACAAACAAGAAGGGGATGCTGAGTTTGTTAGAACGTTCGCAACACCTTTAACTCCAGGTAGAGAATTTTTATATAGAATAGGTAATGTAAAAGAAGTTGAAAATATTTTTGGAGTTAAACAAGGAACTGTGGTTTATTCTGATTATGTGTATGCAGTAACAGCAACAGATGGTAGATATGTATTGAGTGGAACCGCTTACCAAGATGTAATTAGTGATGCAACAGTTCTTGCCGGAGTCACATTTGAGCTAAGAGGATATTATGGTAGCGCAACAGTAAGAAAAACAATAGATATCAGAAATTTAAATAGTTTAGTTGATGAAGTAGATTCTGTTATTGGTTCTGGTCAAAACTCTGGAGCTGTACTTACTACAACGTCTGATGCTAATGGAAACTATTCTTTTGGCAGGATTGACGGAGGCTCTTATGTGTTGACTGTTATACCTCCAACAAGCTTGGCCGGAGCATATTATACAAACTCTTATGTAATTAATATTAATCAAGATACAGATTGGGATGTGTTATTAACTATAATTTGGGGTAACAGACAAATTACCTTCTCAGATCCATTTGTGTTTGTTTAATATTAAATTGAAACTATTTATTTAAACATAAATTAAAATTTAAAATGGCAGAATTAATATTAAGCGGAGATAGTTTGAATACTGGTAGAGTTGCTATAAACAACTGGTATTCAGGTGGCTCCATGGCTTGGAGTGCTACAACTGGAAATTCTATTAAATTGGTAAATAGCACAACCGTTCTTTCAACAGGAAGTTGGGCTATTGCTGGTGGAAACGGCAATACTATTAGTGCAGGTTCATATGGTACTATTTTAAATGGTAGTGGACATACTTTATCTGGAAACTTTTCTAATATTTTGGGTGGTAAAGGAAATACAGCAACTAGTGGGCCATATTCTGTTATTGTTAATGGAAAATTAAATTCAGTTCCTGCAAATTATGGTTTTGTTGGAAATGGTGTGTCTAATAGTGTAACATCAACCAATAGTGCTATAGTTAGTGGACAATTAAATTCAATTTCAAAATGGTCTTCTTTTATAGGAACTGGAGTTAGCAATCAAATAACAGAAGGATATTCGGCTATTGTATCAGGTATAAACAATAAAACAAATGCTCCATATAATTTTATTGGCGCTGGATCTGGAAATAAAATTTATGGAACATACTCTTATTCTTCTATTATTATAAGTGGTAAAAACAACAAAATTTATGCAGGTACTGGATCTAAGAATAGTGTAATTTTAACTGGGTCTGGGAATAAAATTACAGGAAAATATAGTATGGCTTTTGGTAAAAACAATACGATTACTCATGATTATGCAGTTGTTTTTGGTCAGGGATTGCCTTCTCAAGCAGCCAAACAAATGATATTTGGTGTTGGAACTAGAACTATTAGGTTGGATTTTAATGCTGGAGATGGGCATTTTGCTGGCACTGTTGCTGGTGGAGGAGCTGACTATGCTGAGTATTTTGAGTGGGAAGATGGAAATTTGAATGATGAAAAAAGATATGGGTATTCTGTTGGTCTTGTTGATGATGGCAAAATCAAAATTGGTAACGAAAAAATAATTGGAATAGTAGGCTCTATTCCAGCTGTTGTTGGCGATTCTGCAGAGTTGATGTGGAGAAATTCATATCAAACAAATGAATGGGGCGAAAGATTGTATGAGTTGTATTATACAGTAGAACTCCAACTTAATGATGGTGATAAAATAGTAAACAAAACAATTTGGATAGATTCAGAATGGAATCAATATTCAAGTGAACCGAAAAATGATTTACAAAAAGCACAATATTTAATTTCTGAAAAATACACATTAACAGAAGGGCAAATTTCAAGCAAAAAACCAGAAAAGGTTTATTTGCTTTCTGAAAACTACAATCCTGACATTCCATATATCCCACGTTCTGAAAGAAAAGAGTATGCTGTTGTTGGGTTGCTTGGTAAATTAAGGGTTCGTACATCTGAGCAAATAACATCAAAATTCGTTGATTTTGATAAAAATGGTATGGCAATTAATGGTAAAACATATAGGGTTCTTGAAAACATCAAAGATTTTGATGGTAAACATGGAATTGTGAAGATATTTTTTAAATAATTCTAAACAAAGTTAATTCTCTGCTAAAAATTCTCCTCACTATTTATTTACATAGTGTTTTTATTTAAAAATGGCAGAAATTAAAGGTCCTGAGGGTATAAATTTTTTTGGTAAGAGGGGTGTGAATGCAGCAGATGCCATTCATGACAAGGACGTTGTTACCCTCAGACAATTAAGGAGGTCTCTTTTATCAATATCTGCCACAGCTTCTTCTGATATTTTTATTCAAAGTGTAGGTGTTGGTTATCCGGTATATTCTGGTCAGGTTGGAAATATACATAAGTTTAGAACTTTATCGGCAATTACTCCAAACCTTTATATGGTTTGCGGAGATACAATATCCATTGGTTTAAGTGATAATCTTGTTATTAATGGTTTAACTGCCAACACAATTACTGCAGGCACAATTGATGCGGCTCATTATTATAGCGCCGGTACTCCTCTTGAATTTTATTTAAGAGAAAAACTGTGGTGTGGTTCTACCGGAAATCAAAGTATAATAAGAAATAATTATACAAACAATTTGGCATCTGGTGACTTTTCAATCATTGCCGGTGCATATAGTACGAATGAGGGTCATTTCTCTGCAATTGGTGGTGGTTCAGGTAATACTATAAAAAAACAATATAGTGTTATAGGTGGTGGTTTTAGAAATTATTCTTCCGGTGTAAGTAGCGTAATTGTTGGTGGTTCTAACAACAAAACATATTCACAACATTCATTTTTAGGTGGTGGATTTGGAAATACCAATATTAAAAATTTTGGTTTTATTGGTGCTGGTTTTGGTAATTATTCTTCTGGAAATTTCAGTATAATTGTCGGTGGAAATTTAAATACAGCATTAACTGATTATAATATTATTGTTGGTGGATCTACAAATAAAACAAATCAACCATTTGCAATTCAAGTTGGAGGTTATCAAAATTATATAAATGGAAGTTATAGCACTGGAATAAATGGGTTTAAAAACAGAATCTCTTCTTTGGCTAGACACTCATCTATTATTTCTGGTTCTGGTAACACAATTGATGGATATAGCCATTATAGCACCATTTTTAATGGAATCAGTAATGTAGTACAGGGAAATGCAAAATATTCTTTAATATCAGGATCAAAAAATAAAATACAAGCAGGATATTATAATACAATATTAGCTGCAAGAAGTGGATATATAAAAAACTCTAATAACTCATTAATTTTAGAGGGTTATTTAAATAAGATTTATAATTCATATTATGCATCATTTATAGGTGGTAGTCTCAATTACTCTGTAGGCTCAAACAAAATTTCCATAATAAATTCATTTTCAAGTTCCGGAATAGCTTCGACAGGTATTATTGTTGGTGGTGCTTCTAATACTTTGAGTTCAACCACTGGTGCAATATTTATTTCAAACAATTCTAGTATAAATGGTTCATCATACGGATTTACTTATAATAATTCAACAATTTTTGGAGGAAGATACCATCAAATAAATGCATCATATTCATCAATTATTGGAGGTGATCGTGGGTACATTAAAAACACTGCTACTCGCAGTGTTATTTTGGGTGGAAATTTAATGTCTCTAAGTGCAGCCAATACTGTTATGGTTCCTTATTTGAGAATTAAAAATACGCCTGTAGGTGGAACATATATGGTAACTATTGATAGCAATGGTTATGTTTTTATGGGCAATATTCCTGGTGGAGGTACTGGAAGTGTTTCTGGAGCAACTAATATTGGTGGAACACATGGAATTTTTTCTAATCTCAATTTAGGTATATTAAGATTTAAAAGTTTGTCCGGAGGAAGTAATGTAATTATAACATCCTCATCAACAGAAAACGCAATTTCATTATCTCCAGATGTTAGTATAAACTCTCTTCTTGTTTCAGGAAATACAATTTTGAGTTCTACAACAGCATCTACAATGACTGTGCTTGGATTGTCTGGTGGTGGAACATTGATGGTTGTTACTGATAATAGTGGAAATCTTTCAACCCAAACAATACCAGGTGGAAGTGGAACAATAACCGGGGCAGTAAATACAGGGTCAACACATGGAGTTTTTGCTGGACTGAGTGGAACAAACATTCTTGTTTTTAAATCACTTTCAGGAAGATCAAGTATAATAATTACATCATCTTCAACAGAAAATGCTATTGCTGTTAATCCCAATTTAACATTAACAAGCCTTTCTGCCACAAGCATTAGTGGTGGAACATTGTATTCTGGTACAACTGACCTTTCTACTTATTTTAATTTTACTAATTATTGGACAGCTTCAACTGGTTCACAATCTTTAATAAGAAATAATGCTGCTCTAAATCGTGCCAGTGCTGCATATTCCTTTGTGGCTGGTGGGTTGAGCAATTCTGGGCTTTCTAGTTATTCTTCTGTTTTAAATGGTCATGGAAACGTTTTGTTATCACCATATGGAGCTTTTGGTGTAATCTTAAACGGATTTTATAATTCTGGATTTTCTAGATACAGTTTTGTGGTTAATGGTAAGCAAAATTATATAAAGACTACATTTAGTAAATATTCAGGGGTGTTATCTGGTTCTGGAAATACCATAAACAAAAGTAATTTCTCTTTGGCTTTACAGGGGTTAAGAAATAAAATTGATCCAACAAACAGCAGCAAATATATTACTATCTTAAATGGAAAAACAAATTATGTAATAGGTATAAACACTTCTTCTTATTCTTTGATTGGGGGAGGCAGTTATAATGTTATAGATGGAGAGAGACATTTAATTTTAAATGGTAAAACAAACACAATATCATCTGCAACTTTTTATAGTACAATAGTAAATGGTTCTAATAATTTTATAAGAGCAAACTCTTCACCGCCTGGAACCGAAGGTGTTGGTGCTTTTATAGGAGCTGGTTCTGGAAATACAATTTTTGCTGCTGATATTCATGGGTCTTTTATAGGAAATGGACAAAGCAATTTTATAAGTTCTTATTTTTCTTTTATAGGAACAGGAAGGCAACTTTCTGGAACTCAAAAGTACAGTGCTGTTTTAAATGGTTTAAGAAATATATCAAATCAATTTTTTTCAACTACTTTAAATGGTGTTGATAATTATAACTCCGGAAGATACACTGTTGTAAACGGGTCTAATAATAATATTTTTAATGGAGCCAATTTTGGATTAATAAGCGGAAAACAAAATACTACAACTACCAACACTTTATATTCTTTAGTACATGGTTCTGGAAATACAGATTCCGGACTTTCTTTTGGAACTGTTTTTGGTCAAAGCAATACTATTAATAGTACTTCAAGACACTCTTTTATTTCTGGTAAAAATAACTATATAGGTGGATCATACAATTCAATAATTAACGGTTTAAACAACTATCTTGTTAGTGACAGTCAAAGTAGTATTATAGGAGGTAAGCTTAATTTTATAAAAGGTACTGGGCAAAACAATGCAATTATTGGTGGTTATAATAATACAGGACAAACGTGGTTAGGAAGTGCTATTATTGGAGGACAAAAAAATAGGATCGCTCACTTATACGGATCTGAACTTAAATATTCTGTAATTTTAGGAGGAAGTGATAATTTTATAAACTCTGCTAATAGATCTTCTATAGTTTCTAGTAGTGGAAGTACTTTATTATCAAGTTATGCAAGCATAATTGGTGGTCAAAATCATATAATTAGAGGTGGTAGTGGTAGTGGTGTATTTGCTGGACAAAACAACCATGTATCAGGTAATACATCTGTAATTATTGGTGGAACTTATAATGTTGCTGGAAATAGAACCTCTCAGTTTATAGGAGGTGGTCATGATAATTTTATTTATTCTAATTTTTCATCCATTGTTGGTGGATTTAATAACAGTGCTACAACTGGTTATGCTAATGCTATTTTAGGTGGTGTAAAAAATAGTATTACTGCAACATTTAGAAGTGCTACAATAGCAGGAAGCGGAAATACTGTGACAGGAATAGAATCTGTAATTTTAGGTGGTAGAAACTATACTGTTACAGGAAACCGTGTCGTGATGGTTCCAACACTTAGGATTAATAATGTTCCTGTTGGAGGTACCTATCCTTTGTTTTGGAATTCGGTAAATGGTTATGTTTATAGAAGTACTACGGCTGGAAGTGGAACTATTACAGGGGGATCTAATCTAGCTGGTGGTTCTGGTAATATTTATTCCTCGCAAGTTGCCGGAGTGCTAAGGTTTAGAAGTTTGTCTGGTGGTAGTGGGATTGGAGTGACAGAGCAAACCAATACTCTAACAATAACGTATACTGGGACAACCGGCGGTGGTTCTGGTGTTGCAAATGGGATTAATACTTATACTGGAACTTCTGGAAGTTTACAAACAGTAAATGTAACAGGTTTAAGTGTTGATAATATTTTTGTTTCTGGAAGTTCTAATTTTAATACCTTATCTGCAACATCTTTATCTGCCACAACATTTTACTCAGGTTCAACAGATTTGAGTTTATTAATTCCAGCGCAAACATTAGTTCAAAATGGAACAAATACATTTACTGGAGGAACGTTAACTAAACCAACCATAAATGTTACTGCTCTTACAATTAACACTCTTTCAACAAGTGGCTCAACAAGTTTTGTTTCTGCTTCAGCAATAACACTAAGTGCTTCAACTTTCTTCCTTGACAACCCAAATGTTTTTCTTCCAAAAAAAGATGTGAAATATTATTTACCATGGCTTCAATCATTAAGCGGGGCTGTTTTATATAATGTTGGAGTACCAATTGGTAATGCTTCTAATTTTGGTATTGTTGCAGGAAATTATAACTATATATTTAGCTTTAGTAATTATTCTGTCATATTAAATGGAAAAGGGCAATCTGTTTATAGTTACTCTAAAAATTCAGTTTTAGTTTCGGGTTATCAAAATAAAATATACCAAAATAGTCCATATTCTTTTATTGGTACTGGTTATAGAAATAAAATTTATAGTTCAAGTTACGGAACAATATTGAATGGAAAAACATCAGTTGTTTCAGCTTCTACTAACTCTGTTGTTTTGGGTGGTTTATCAAATAGGATTTATAATAGTCCTGTTTCTTTAATATTAAATGGTTTTACAAACATCATTAGAAATTCACCTTATGCAATTGCTAATGGTTATGAAAATGTAATTACAAACTCAGTAAATTCAGTAATATTAAATGGATCTAGGAGTTTTGTGCTAAATTCAAATGGCGCTTCAATTTTAAATGGTCAATACAACACAGCATCAACAGCTTATTTTTCTGCTATTGTATCTGGTAGATATAATACAATATCTGCATCAAATTCTTTCATTTCTTCTGGAGAAAGAAATTTAGTAACAGGCAAATATTCTTCTATTATAGGTGGTTCTGGAAATACTGTGACAGGTGATTATTCGTCTATAATAGGAGGACAATCATTAACACTTAATACAAGTAATATGGTAATGGTTCCAAAAATAACCATTGCTAGCTTAACAAGTGATCCAGGGTCTTATATGTTGGTTTCCAACCCATCTGGTGTTGTTTATAAAACAACATTGCCTGGAGCTGCAGGATCATCAATTATAAATGGTGTTAATACTTTTACGGCTGGAACACCATCTTCTCAATCAGTAAATGTAACAGCGCTTACTATTAACAACATTACAGTAAGTGGAGATAGTATTTTTAATACTTTGACTGCAAATACTATAACAGCAACAACAATAAGTGCTAATACGCTTTTTGTTGGTGGTTTCTTAAATCACTCACAGCAGGTTATTTTAGATGATGATTACTCTACTACTAGTAATGCGAAATCAAACATAACCAATTTACTTTTTAATATTGGTGCAAACGAAGTTTGGTCATTTGAGGTTAGAGGTCAAATGTCGTGTTCAACTGTAAATGGAATGGTACACTCAGCAACAGTTCCAGCCGGATCAATATTGAGGGCAACTCATTTTGCAAACACAAACTCTGCCACAGCATTTAGGTCAACTATAATAAATACAGGAGATGCAGACTCGTCTACTGTTTGCTCTGCTGCTAATACTATTTTACATTGGCAATTATGGGGTACTGTTTCGGCATCTTCTACTTCTGGACAAGTTCAGTTGAGGATTAGAAGTGGGACAAACGGTGACACATCAACTGTAAAATCTGGTACATATTTAAATGCTAGAAGAATAAAATGATAATATTTATAAAAACAGTAAAAATTTGAAATGGCTATAAGTTTTACAAATAATAATAGTTTTATAACATTAGATAATAGTGGTGATATTATTTTAATTAGAAAAAACCATGTTTTTATTTATTCTTTTGAGCCATTTTTAGCAATTCAATATAATGATTATAATAATACAAATATTGAAAATTTTTGGTCAACACACTATTCTGCGGTAACGTCTCCATCAGTATCTAATGCAACACAGTTACAAACCATACTACAAGGTTATATTGATAATAATATTTCTTTTACTGGTGGTACAATTTCGAATGTAACTGTAACTGGAAATTCTAGCTTTTATATTTTAAGTGCAACTACACTTTATTCAGGTTCTACCGAATTAAGTTCTTTATTTTTTTCTAATAGTTCCTTGAATGCAACACAACTTGCAACGAAGGCTAATTTATCAGGTGCAACATTCACGGACCAAATTACAGCCCCAACAGCGAACACAACTTATTTAAAAGTTAATACTGCAAGCGCAAATACAACAAACCCAGAAAGAGTAATTATATATGATGGAGTTGCAAATAGTTTTTCAAATGTTCTTGTTGGAATTGCTTCTGCTTCAACTTATGCACAATTAAATATTCAAAATTTAAGTGCTGCTTCTGGATCAAGCTCTGATATTATTGCAACTGCAAACAATGGATCAGAATCAACAAATTATGTTGATTTAGGAATTAACTCATCTGGTTTTAACTCAGGAAATGTTGGTGCGGCTAATGATGGTTATGTATATGGTGCAGCTAATGATTTTTATGTTGGTAATACAACAAGAAATAAAAAAGTTGGAATTTTTATTGGTGCTTCATCTGCAACAACTGTTGATTTTACAAGTGGAAACACAACATTTAACCAACCTGTATCAGCAGTTACAATCACTGCATCAACATATTATTCTGGCACTTCATTATTACAATCTTATTTTCCTTATGATCAATCTTCTTTTAGATTACGAGGTTCATCTAGTGATCGCTGGCATACTTTCACAAAATTTGGTTTCTCATTTTCTTCAGCAGCGCTTACTAATGGGCGTTTATATGCATTTCCTTTAATTGTTGGAGAAAATATAACTATTGATCGTTTAGGCGTTTCATTATCATCAACACCAACAAGTGCAGGTACCGAAGTTATAAGGTTGGGTATATATAACTCACTCCCATCTACACATTATCCTGGAACGCTATTATTAGATGCCGGAACAGTTCCTGCTTCAGCAATAACAAACCTTGTATCGGTAGCAATTAACCAAAGTTTAACTCCTGGATTATATTATTTGGCTTTACAAAGTAATAATACAAATACAATTAGAACAATTCCAACCACAGCTATAGATGGCACAATTGGATTTGGTAATAATCCTGTTTTAGGTATAACATCTTATATGTATTCAACTAATCATACATCATTTGGAGTTTTACCAAACAATCCTTTTACTGCCACAACCAACGCAACAATAACTGCACCTGCAATATTTTATAGAATAAATTAAAAATTGGAAATAAAATGAAAAATCAAGTATGGAAAAGAGAGGTAGATCAAAATGGAAACGAAAGAATGGTTTTGATTGAGGAATATGAAAGTTCAATAATCATTGAAGATCAACCAACAGTAGAAGTCCTTCAGCAAAAAATAGAAGAGCTACAAACCCAAATAACTGAAGTTCAGCAACAATTAAATGATTTAACAATTACTGGTAGTTAATGTTTTTGTTTAATATTTATTAATAATGATAATAAAGACTGGAAATACCGTTACTGAATTAGTTTTATCTTTTGATGAATATAATCGAGCGGTTCCAACAACCACTTTTACTGAATATTTTTATATTGATGGGGTTTTAACTAATTCTATTGTTCCTACCATTACACTTGTAAATCCTACTTCTGCAACCTTTTCTGTTTCATGGTCTGCTTCCACATATGGAATGCATCAACTACATCTTAAAAACGATACCACATCAGTACTTTTTGTAAGCGATATATATGATGTAAGGCCTGACAATGAGGTTGATCCAAGTCCTACAATTTATGTTGGGTTGTGATTTGTTTTTATCTAAATGTGGACTTTTTTGATTTTTTGTACTATTTATACGAATTATCAATTTTGATTGAATGACAAAACACGAATTAACGGAATATGTAAAGTCGGCAAAAGATCCAGTATATTTTTTAAATACATATGGTTATGTTTATGATATAACCAAAAAGCAAATAGATAGATTGACATGTTTTTCCTATCAGGAGGACATGGTAAGAAAATTCCAAAAAAATCAAAACAACATAGTTTTAAAATCCAGGCAATTGGGACTTTCAGTTGTAACTGCCGGGTTTGTTGCTTGGACACTATTATTTAAAATAGATCAAAGAATATTGATTGTGGCGAATGATGGTGCTGCTGCGGTTCGATTTTTAGAAACTGTTAAACAATTTTTAAATTATTTACCAAAGTTTTTTTATGATCCAAAAAAAGATGATGAAATAAACAACCAAAAATATATTGGTTTAAGGAATGGTAATTGGGTTAAAGCTGTTGCAAGTGGAAAACAAGCTGGTCGTGGGGAAGCATTAACAATGTTAATTCTTGATGAGGTTGCCTTTATTGAAAATGCAGATGATATTTGGATGGGTGCTGGTCTTGCTTTAACTGCAACAAAGGGTAAATGTATTATGATCAGTACGCCATTTGGAACAGGAAATCTTTATCATAGAACTTGGGTTGCTGCAGAAAAGCAAGAGGGGAGTTCGTTTGTTCCAACTACAATACATTGGACAGAACACCCAGTTTATTCTGTTGGTAAAGAATTGAGAAAAGATGAGTTTGGTAGAGAGTATTGGTGGAGCCCTTGGTATGAACATGAATGTGAGAGATTTAATTTTGATAAAATTAAAATTGCTCAAGAATTAGATTTGTCATTCGAAGGTTCAAAAGCTCTTGTAATTGAAAGTCATATAATAACTAAATATAGACAAGACATATTGGTAAAAGGTGAGCCGATATGTTATTATGATCATACAATAGGAGAAAATTGTTTTGTAAACAATGTAAAAACAAATTTCTGGGTTTGGGAGAAGCCCTTAGATGGGCATAACTACATTGTGAGTTCGGACGTAGGCCGGGGAGACGGATCGGATTATTCAACAATTCAAGTTATTGATGCCAACGAATTAAAACAGGTTGCAGAGTATCAAGGGAAAATTCCACCAGATTTATTTGCTCATTTAATTCATAAAATAGCTTTAGAATATAATAAAGCATATGTGGTAATAGAGTGTAATAGTTTTGGTTTAGCTACATGTTTGGTTTTAAAAAATCAATTAAGATACGACTCATCAAGAATTTATCATAGTAAGTCAATTAAGAAAATGGTGAATCACCATTGGAATGTTGATGTTGATGAAAATGGCGAAATCCCAGGTTTCCAAACCACAACAACAACCAGGCCTCTTATTATAAACTCTTTAACTTCTTATTTAAGGGATAGAAAAATAGAACTAAATTCAAAAAGATTAGTTACTGAATTCGATACATTTATATATAATGGAGTAAAACCAGAACATAGTTCCGGGTACCACGATGATTTAATAATAGCATTGGCGATAGCGCTTTACATAAGAGATACTCAATTTCAAAACGTTTTTATTAGCAAGGATTTTTATAAATCTATGTTAGATTCATTTTCACATTCTGCCTCTGAAAATAAATATAATGTAAACAAGCCTAAAACTCCTGGAATTTATGATTCTGGCGATAAAAGGGTAGATGATGATTTAAGTTGGCTTTTAAGTTAAAAATGGCACTACTATTCAATTTTAAAAAAAAACATATTTATTTTATATATATAATACTAACAAATGGCTGAAGAAAAACCAAAATCCATATTTTATAGTTTATCACAGGCTCTAAAAGGCGAAAAAAAAGACATTCCTGCTGAATTAAACAGAACCAATAATCTTGTAAACCCATCTGCAACAAATCAAGATGCAGATTTTATTCAACAAAGCCAACAAAGGTTTTTAGATTTTCAATCTTTAAAAATATCTCAAGATCTTTATACACGATCTGTATATTATGATTCTGATAGAATTACTGCTTATAATGATTATAGGGCAATGGATCAATCGCCTGAAATTTCTGTGGCACTTGACATCATGTCAGATGAAGCCCTCTCAAGAGGTGATGATGGAGAGATACTTAAAATTTATTCAGAAGATTCAAGGATAAAAAGAGTTCTAAAAGATTTATTTCATAAAACTTTAAATGTAAATTATAATTTATGGTTTTGGACAAGAACTCTATTGAAATACGGAGATAATTTTTTAAAACTAGAAATAGATCAAAATTTAGGAATATATAATATCACACAACTTCCAACGGGAGAAATTCATAAGGAAATGGGTTGGGACGGAAATCCCTACTCTACAAGATTTAAGTGGGATATACAAAACATGTATTTTGAAGACTTTCAAATTGCACACTTTAGTTTGATTTCTGATGGAGAAAAAATGCCCTACGGAAGATCAGTTTTGGACTCTGTAAGAAAAATTTGGAAGCAATTACAACTTGCAGAAGATGCAATGTTGGTTTATAGAATGTGTTTACAAGGCGAAACCAGAATACGAACAACGAATGGATATAAATACATTAAAGATATTGCTGTTGGAGATGAAGTAATTTCATATAATCAATCTGGTAACTTAGAAAAATCAAAAGTTATACATCATATCAATAATGGAAAGAAAAAACTTTTACGTATACGATCAATTCATAACGAATTAATATGTACTGAAACTCATCCGATTTTAATAAACGATAATGGTGTAATAAAATATGTTGATGCTGCTGAATTAAAAATAAAAAAGCATAAACTAATAAATACTAATACTTCTAATTTAAACATTAAAGAAAAAGAAATAGAATTGTTTTTTACTGAAAAATATGGAAAACTATCCAAAAAAGCCATAGATTTATTAAGAGACCGAAAGGATTTGAACAAAAGTTCTATAATTAATTCATGTTTAAAGACCGACAAATTTGATAATGGAAGAATAAAGCAATTTATTTATTCAGAAAAAAAGGGATTGCCTATTGATATCGCTACGGATGTTTGTGAAAAATTTGATATAGATGTCAAAAACTTAATTGTTTACAATAAGTCTTTCTTCAATGAGGATAGATTGAATTTACCCAAATTTGTCACGCCTGAATTTTCAAGATTGCTTGGTTTTTTATTTGGTGATGGATGGATTTCAAAAAACAAATTTGGATTTGCTGAGGGTGTTGACGAGAATGTTAATTCTCAATATAAAAAATTGCTTGAAAAATATTTTTCAAAAGTAGTTTATGAACCAGACAAAAGAGAGGGTAAAAAACATGGCAAATATACTGTTAATTCAACTCTTGCAGTAAATATTTTAAAATCATTAGGATTTAATGGAAAGGCTAATACAAAAAGAATACCCTCTTGGTTATTTTCTTGTAGTGCAGAAATAAGAAAAGAATTTATACTTGGATTATCAGATGCTGATGGCGGCGAAAGATTTACAAATAAAGGAACATGGTTTTCAACAATTGAACTTTGTAATAAAAAATTAATAGAAGATGTTAAAGAGTTATGGTCTTCTATTGGATTGTGTTCTGGACATATAAAAACAAGAAAAAGAATTGGTGGGCATGTCATAGACAAAGTAAGTGGAAGGGTTGTTAAAGATACTGTTTCTCATTCCGTTACAATTTCTGAGCTGGAATTACCAAAATATGAAAATGTAATAAGTATAGAAGGGTTTGGTGAAGAAGATGTTTATGATATTTCTGTAGATAACAAATTACATAATTTTATCGCCAATAATGTTCCTGTTCACAACACAAGAGCGCCAGAGCGTAGAATGTTTTTTTTAGATGTTGGTAATACTGATGCGCCAGATGTTCAACAGTATGTTGAAAAAATAATGTCTAGAATTAAAAAAAGTCAAGTTGTTGATCCTAAAACTGGGAACATCAATATGAAATTTAATATGATGCCTGTGTGGAGTAAAACTCCAATTCCTTTATTGGATGGTCGAACAATAACAATAGAAGAATTAGCTAAAGAATACGAATCTGGAAAAGAAAATTATGTGTATTCTGTTCAAGACGAAAGCCACCAAACTGTTCCTGGAAAAGTTGTTTGGTGTGGTAAAAATTATACTGCAGACAAATTAACAAAGGTTTGGTTGGATGATAACACTTGGATACTCACAGCCCCAGAACACCCATTTGTAATGAGGGATGGATCTAAAAAAATGGCTCATGAATTACAACCTGGGGAGTCTTTAATGCCATTTTATCCAAGTGACCGTAAAATGCATGGTAAAAATTATTATAAATGTGTTTATAATCCTGGTTCTAATAAGTACGAATTTGTTCATAGGTTAATTGAAAGGGATGTAAAAAAATCAAAGAATAAAAACGACATACAAAAGAGAGAAGATGTAGGTGTTTTAGAATATAAAAATCATAAAGTTTTAAGGGTTGAAGAAATAAACCAAACAGAAGATGTTTATTGTATGACAGTTGTTGGTTTGGATGGACAACATGATAGGCACAATTTTGCGTGCTTATCATTTAATGATGATTTGAGTTATTCGAAATCTGGTGTTTATGTAAAAAATACTTTTGAAGAAGATTTTGTAATCCCAGTTAGGGGTGATAAAACTGGAACTAGAGTTGAAACATTACCGGGGGCCTGTTTGTCTCTTGATACAGAAATATATTTATTAGATGGAAGGTGTTTGAGTTTAAATGATATTATTAAAGAATTTGAATCTGGTAAAAAATTAGAATCTTATTCTATTAATCCAAAAACAGGAGAAATTGTTCCTGGAAAAATTACTTGGGCAGGAATAACTCGTAAAAACACTGAGGTGATTAAAATCACATTAGATAATGGGGAGTCTATTGTTTGTACTCCTGATCATAAATTCCCAACGAGATTTAATGGTAAAAAAGAAGCAAAAGATTTAAGTTGCGGGGAATCATTATGGTCATTTAATAAAAAGTTTAATACTATCAGAAATGATAAGAAGAAAAAAAGAAATGATTACGAAATGGTTTATGATCACCATAAAAATAAATGGGTTTTTACACATAGGCTAGTCGCAAATTTTTATAAATTAAATGATGTAATAAATGAATTCGTTTTTGATGAGAAAAATAAAAATAAATTAAAAGAAACAATTCACCATTTAAATTTTAATAGGTTTGATAATAGTTCTAATAATCTGGCATTTATGTCAAATTTAGACCATTATGAATATCACCAACATTTGTTTTTAGAATATTCAAAAATAGGCACAGAGGTTTGGATGGAAAAATTTAATACAGATCCAAATTTCAAAAAAGATGTTATTAATAGATTAAACGAAATTCGTAAAAACTATTACGATAGAAGAACTAATATAAAACGTGAAGAACATAATAATGCCATTGGTGATGGATTAAAGTTATATTTTAAATCTTTAAGTAAAGAAGAGTTGTTATTGGAGATGAAACCACTTTTTGATAAACAAAACAAGGCTAGAAAAAACCTTAACGAAAAATTAAAAAATGAAAAGTTTAAGAGTGATATTTATAAAAAGGTAAGCGAAAAATCTAAAAAAACAAAAAATTTACCTGAAAATAAAATAAAATATAGTTTAAACAGCAAAAAGTTATGGGAGAACGATAGTTTTAGAAAATCAATTATAGAAAAACAAAGTATTAAATATTCAGATTTTATGCTAAGTTTTATAATTGAAAAATACAATAATGGACCCACTTCAAAAGAAATAATACGTGAAGTTAACAAGCCTAATTCTGAATTTATTATTGAATTTAATAAATTAAATTTTAAAAACAATCAAATAAAAAAGATGAAAAATGGTTTTACCCATAACAATCTTTATAAAATGATGAAACATTTTGGGTATGATAATTGGAGAGATTTTAAAAACAAAGCTGAATATTTCAACCATAAAGTCGTATCAATTGAATGGCTTAATAAAAAACAAGATACTGGTACAATTACAATTGATGGAGATGAAGAGTTTCATAACTTTCATAATTTTGCACTTAAATGTGGGGTGTTTACGCAAAATTCTAATCTCGGAGATATTATGGATATTGAATATCTCCAGAATAAATTATTTACAGGTATAAAGGTTCCAAAGGCATACTTAAATTACGCTGAGGGGTTACCTGGAAGTTCAACTTTATCACAAGCTGATTTACGTTTTTCAAGAACAATAAACAGATTTCAAGAGGCAATTATTCTTGAGCTTAGAAATATTGCAAACATTCATTTGAAACTGTTAGGGTTTGATGATGATCTTAATAATTTTACTTTAACATTAACAAATCCAAGCACACAGCAAGAGTTGTTGAAGCTTGAAACGATGAAGGCACGAAATGATGTGTTCAAGGAAATGTTTTCTAGTGATGCAACATCGCCGGTTTCTTATACTTGGGCAATGGAATATATTCTTGGATTTTCTAAGTCTGAAATCAAACAAATGGTTAGGCAAAAGAAGATTGAAAGAAAGATGTTTTATGAAATTGAAAGGGCTCATGAAGAATATCAGGATACTGGTATTTTCACTGAGTTGGATAAGAAATTTAGAAAACCAGATTTTGATCCCAACACTCAAATAGATACCGAAAACGGTCCTGGTGGTGAAGATTCTGGTGGCGGAGGTGGTGGTGGTAGTTTTGGTGGGGGAAGCTCTTTTGGGATGGATGATTTAGGTGGTGGAATGGATATGGGCACAGAAACAGCCCCAGAAACTGGTCCTGAGGGCACAGAAATGGCCGGAGCCGAAGATACCGGAACAGAGGAAGAACAACCACCATTACAGGAGAACGTGTTGTTAAAAAAGAACCAAGTGTTTGATTTAAAAACCAAAAATATATTAAATGGCATTGATTCTTTTTTGAAAAAAATAAACCAATTAAACGAAAATAAACAATAAATATTATGCAACCACTATTCTTTGATGAATTTGATATAGATGAACAGTTTCAGAAGCTTAAAAAATGTGTTAACGAGTTGGAACCAGATATATATAAGTTTATCAGTCCAACAAAAAATCGAATGGCTGCAGTTAGAGCAAGAAAGCAGTTGGGAGATATTAAAAAACTAGCATTTCAACTAAGGAAGGCTATTAGTAAACAGAAGGCACATAATTCAAATGAATATTAATTTTCCTGATAGACAAATTATTTTGGAGTTTGACACAATTGATATTGAGAGATATGGAGATTTTGAAAATAAAAGAAGGTTTGAAAGGGAGTTAATTGAAAAAATAAATCTCTGCTCACAAAAGATACACAAGGCTAGTATTAAAGGTTCAGCTAATTATGTGATTATTGGAGGGAGCCAATCTCTTGAAATGTTTCAGCAGGCAATGGCTGAAATTAATCATGCAAATAGAGCAAATATTGACATTGGTGAATTTTTAGAGTAAATTTATAATATGGAAAACATGGAAAAAACAATTTCACAAAATGGTTCTGGTTTAAACGGAAAAGTACAAAATACAGAACCTGCTCAGACATATTTAAATATTGGTACTCCTGAAACCGGCATGCTTGAAATAGATTTGATCTCTTTTAGGCAGAAAAACGAAGAGGCTAGATATTTATCTTTATCATTTACCAGTATGTCAAAAAGTGGAGAAGATTCCGAACCTGTCGTTTTTGCAATAGATAACGAAGAGGCTTTTTTAACATTAAAAAATTTCTTTACACAATTAAATTGGAATAGCTAATATTACAGAATTTCTTATTATTTATTAACAGAAAACGTTCTGTTAAATATTTACTGGGATGAGATTGATTAAAAAAATCAAATTTAAAAGAGCAAAAGAAATTGCTATTTTTAAAAAAGTAGAGAGTGCATTTCAAGATTCAAAGTTAAAAAATGAAAATTGTAAAAATCCAAAGAGCATTAATTTTCACTCTGATATATCGGAGTTAAATTTTTTTTTAGTAATAGATTATATTAATTTAATTAACGAAAAGATTAATTATAACAAAATATTTCCAAGCAATCCTATTGGTGAAAATGCTATAATTGATTTTAACAATCTTGTTGAGGAGCAGAGGAATTTAAAAAATTACATTGAGGGCAAGCAACATAGTGGGCCTGAATTTTTTAAAAATTTAGGATTTTTAAATGAGGTTGTGGGGTGTTATTTTGTTGCGACCACTCACAGAAATTTTAAAAAAATAAAAAATTTTAATTTTAAAAATAAAACATCCAAGGATTATGTTTGTTGTAAGTTTGATTATAGGAAGAAACTTCCAATAGAATTTGAAAAAATGTGTCACAATTTCTCAAAGGATAATAAAAAATCGTTTGAAAAGGAGAGCGAGGAATTTCGAATATTTTTAAGTTTAAGTGAGGAAGAGCAGGATGGTGTGTTGGATAATATGCTAAATGAAATTCAATTTCCTGAAAAAGAATTTATTGAAAATGAGAATGATGATATTAATTCTGGTTCATTTATTTCTCATGGTTTATCAACTGCGACAACAATACAATTCGCTGCGGAACAGAGCATTGACAAAATTTTCAGTAAAGATTTTTTAGCAAACATGCTTTTTTCGGCTGAGGAAAAAGAAAATTATGAGTTATGTGCAAAAATAAGAGATAGAATAATTTTTTTAAACAAGTAACTTTTTTATTTATGTTTCGTTAAAATTTCTAATAAAAACAGAAACACGATGAGACAACTTAAAATCACACCAACCATTACCAATAGGACCAAAACTCTTGAACGTTATTTTTACGAGGTTGAAAAGTTAAAGATGATTTCTTCTGAAGAAGAGGTTGAGCTTGCAAGAAAGATTCGTAATGGGGATAAAAAATCAGAGGAGAAATTAATTACTGCAAATTTAAGATTTGTAATCAGCATTGCAAAAAAGTATCAGAACCAGGGGTTCCCTTTAGAGGATTTAATTAACCAGGGTAATTTGGGATTAATAATTGCTGCACAAAAATTTGATGAGACAAGAGGTTTTAAATTTATTTCATATGCTGTGTGGTGGATTCGTCAATCTATTTTGGAATATTTTAATGATAATTTAAGATCTGTTCGAATGCCACTAAACATTCAAACTTTAGCAAATAAAATAAAAAAGTTTAGTTCCACTTTTGAACAATTGAATGAAAGATTGCCATCAGAACAAGAAATTTGTGAAGAGTTTAACATTACAGCGAGTAGCTTAAAAAAAACAATGAATCACTCAGCATCAGATTTGCATCTTGATGGTAAAATTGACGAGGATAGTGAAAACACGTATATTGATTTACTAAGATCAGAAGATGACTTGGTTGATGAAATTATTGAAAAGGAGAATAAAAAAACAATCATAGATTGTGTGATGGATAAAGCTTTAAATTCTATAGAAAGGGACATCCTTTCTCTTTATTTTGGGCTTTATGAGGGTCAAACAGAGGGTATGAGTTTGGATGAAATTGGGCTAAAGTATAAATTATCAGGAGAAAGAATCAGGCAAATAAAAGAAAAAGCTTTAAGACGATTAAGGCACAATCCAGATTGTTTGAAGTTATTTAATCGTCTTTAAAAAACAGAAAAGCCTCAAAAATTAAAAATTTGAGGCTTTTTTATGTAATAATATTTTTTCTAATTTCTAATTTGTTTTTTTATTATAATATAATTATATTTGCTTTATAATATAATTATATTTAATGAGACAACTTAGAATTAATAAATCCATAACAAAAAGAGACACAGAGAGTATAAGTTCATATTTTTACGATATTTCTAAAATTCCTTTAATAGATGCAAATGAAGAATATTTTTTATTTGAAAAAGTATATGATGGGGACATTAACGCCTTCAACAAGGTAATTAATAGTAATTTAAGGTTTGTTATAAGTGTTGCCAAACAATATCAAAATCAAGGTGTAAACCTTGAGGATTTGATTAGTGAGGGCAATCTGGGCTTAATAAAAGCCGTACAAAAGTTTGATAATAAAAAGGGGTTTAAATTTATTTCATATGCCGTATGGTGGATTCGTCAATCTATAATGCAATCCATAGCAGACAACTCAAGAACAATACGTTTGCCAAACAATCATCTAAATTCAATAAGTAAGATAAATAAAGCATCGGTTAAATTAGAACAAGAGCTGGAAAGGGAGCCAACCCTGGAAGAAATAGAAAAAGCATTAGAGGGTCTTGATATTAAAGTGAAGGAATCTTTTATTTTAAATTCTCACAACAGGGTTTCTTCATTGGACATGCCAATGAAAGATAGTGAGGATTCTCTTTATGATATTGTTGAAAATTTAAACACCAAACTTCCTGATGAAGATTTTATAAAAGAGTCTATGCTTATAGATATTGAAAAAGTTTTAAGGAAAATGCCGAATGCTAGACAGCGTATAATTATTTGCATGTATTATGGGTTAATGGGTTATCAGCAAATGACATTGGAGGAAATAGGAGATTATTGCGGATTAACCAGGGAACGTGTAAGACAAATAAAAGAAATGGGTATTAAATATTTAAGAATAAGAAAAAACAGCAAAGCTTTAAAGGAGCACATCTAAAAAATATGGAAACTAGAAATATAGATTACTACAAAACAAAAAAATCAATAGATTTTAATGACGGATTTCAACTAGAATCCGGTACTAAGGTGCAGTTCAATTTTTCAGAGGGGCAAATTTATAATGTACAAGTCGAATCCAGAAACGAAAAAAGAATTTTCTGGGTTCACTCCTCGGATCTTGTTTTTTATAAAACAATTAAAGAAAAATGGTTAAAAAGCAAAATAGAATTACACAACATAGACCTAAACAATAAATGGTTAGAATATGAGAAAACCTTACAACAGCAAAAAAACAGCAGAAGAAATAGCACAGATTCAAAAGATGTTGTTAAACGAGAAGGACCCAAGCAAAAAAAAGCAACTTCAACTCCTGGAAAAAGAGTTGGAAATAAAAAAAGAATACCATCAAAGGCAGGAAAAAAAATTACAAAAAGAACAGCAATTAAAATCCCTAAAAGAGGAGTTGTTAAAAAGAAATGAATTTTTTTCAGCCAATGTGCATTGGAAAATAAGTGGAACCACATTTTTAAACTCGTCTAAATGGAAGGGTTTTGTTAATAATCAACATGTTTTTAATATAACTTTTAGAAGAAACGTCTATGAATTAACAATAGTTCCGGATTCGAAGAACAACCTTTCATTAGAAGAAGCTGTTAAAAATGCAGAAAAAATATTAGAAAAATTTAAAACTTAACAGCCTATCCTTGACTTTCATTTTTAAATCTTTTTATTTGAATAATGATTATAGGACTAGACATAAGCACTTCTGTTGTAGGTGTTGCATTATTTAATAATAACTATTCTTTGCAAGAGTTATCATATTTAAAGTTTAAGCAAGGAGTTAACCTCTTTACTAAATTAGATGAGTTTATTTCTTTTTATGAAGAGAAATTTAACAATACGCCCATAACACATATCCACATTGAAGAGCCTTTAAAAAAATTCAAAGGCAAATTCTCCAATGCCGACACTATTCAAAAGTTAACGCAAATGAACTCAATGATTAGTGGGTATTTGTATAAAAAGCATGGAGTTCAACCTTTGTATTTTAATGTATCCACTGCTAGGAGTGTTGTTTTCCCAGATTTAAAAATTCCAAAATCACACCCTAATAAAAAACATTTGATTTGGGAGGCTGTTATGAAGGCTGAACCACAAATTATTTGGCAATATAGTGGTAAAACTCATGCTCTTAGGGATGTAAATTTTGACATGTGTGATGCTTGGGTTGTTGGAATGGCAGGCATAATTTTGATGATTAAACAAAAAAAAGAAGCAGAGCACACTCTATAGTTTTAAATTTTTAATTATATTTGTTGTGTGGAACAACACGATTCAATACTTCTTGGGATTTTGAAAAGATTGTTTGGAAATCCTAAAACAGAATTTTCAAATCAATCTCAATTTGAGTTTAATTGCCCCTCTAACATTTGTAGGTTGGATAGAAACAAGTTTAATCTTAATTTTAATTTAAATAAAAAGATTTTTCATTGTTTTAAATGTGGTTATCATGGAATACCACATATTTTAGCTCAGGATTATGGAACGGCTGAAGATGTTAAAAGAATTAATTTGTTATTTCCAACTTCCGGTAGGAAAGAGTATAAAAAACTAACTACAGATTTTGATGAAAATATCACTTGCGAACTTCCGGTTGATTATAGGCCTTTAACACAAAATTGGAATACTGGTTATTATCAAAAATCTTTGGATTATCTAAAAGGCAGAAGGGTTACAGACGATTTAATTAAAAAATATGAAATTGGATATGCAGAGGCAGGAGATAGAAGGTATAGGGTCATAATACCTTCAAGAAATAAAAACGGAGATATAAACTATTATGATGCAAGATCTTTTTTTAAAAAATCAAAAACTCCTTATTTAAAGCCTAAAGAACCAAATAAGTTAAGTATAATATTTAATGAGAAAAATATAAATTTTGATTTACCTGTTTATTTGGTTGAAGGTGTTTTTGATATGTTTCCATTGCCGAATTGTATCCCAATGCTTGGGAAAGATTTATCTCAAATTTTAATTTATAAATTTATAAAACACAAAACAAAAGTAATTCTTTGTTTAGATGAAGATGCTATTGCTGATAGTATTAGAATATATACCGAATTAAACTCTTATGGTGTGGATGTTTATTTTGTTGAGGTAAAAGATGATATTGCAAAATATTATGAACTGCACGGCAAAAACAAATTAATAAAAATGATCCGAACTTATAAAAAATTGGATTTTGCCTATTTATACAACTTGAAATTAAACAGTAAAAAGTCAAAAAACAAATTCAACAAAGAACAATTAGAAGAAGAAATATCTATATATAAAAAGCAAATTAAAGAAGATGGGGAATAATAAAATTGTACACATGGCCGATTTGCACGTCAGATTCGGAAGTAGACATGAGGAATATAGAACTGTTTTTAAAAGAACAGTAAAAGATATTCAAAGTATAAAACCAAGAAGAATAGTTATTGCTGGTGATCTATTTCATTTAAAAATAAATCTTTCTCCAGTAGCAATCGAATTGATGGTTGAATTTTTACGTGATTTATCCAAAATAGCACCTGTTGATATTACTTTGGGTAATCACGATATGAACGAGCAAGACTTGTCTCAAGGAAATGCCATTAAACCAATAATTGATTTAATTGATAATGGGTTTATTATTACAAGTGATATTAAAAAAATCCCTGTGATTGAAGGTCGTAATTCAATTTATTTTTATCATGATTCTAGTTTTTATGAGGTTGATGATGAGTTAGTTTATGGAGTGTACAGTCTTTGGGATCATGAAATTTTGATATTAGATGATAAAAAACCTGACAAAAAATACGTAGCCATTTATCATGGTCCGGTTTACGGATGTATGAGCGACAATGGTTTTATCATGAAGGGCGATGAATTAATCAGACCAAGCACATTTAATAATTTTGATATTGTTATGCTTGGTGATATTCATGAACATCAAACATTTGAATTGAATGGAAAAGAAAGAATGGCGTACCCAGGATCAACTTTACAACAAGACGTGTCTGAGGGAATCAACAAGGGCTACCTGTTATGGGATTTAGAAACCTGTGAGTTCGAAAGAAAATTTATTCCTAATGATTATGGTTTTTCTAAATTAACAATCGATAAGGGCGAAATATGGCAGGAAAGATTAGAAGATTTACAAATGTCATTCAACCCCAAAAAGACCAAAGTATACATTGAAATAGTTGATGATGCTGAAAATGAAAATGTAGAGAAGAAAAGCCAAATCAAAAAATTTATAAAACAAAAATGGGGATGTGAATTTGTTGATGTCCAGTTTAGAAAAGAACTTAGAACAAAAATTCTAGGTGTAGATACATCCCAAATTGACTTGATGGATGAAACACAATGGAATCAACTTCTTGTTAATTATTACACCGAAAATGGTTATGATAATACCGAAGATGCCATTTCTTTAAGTAAGGAGATTGACAAAGAATTAAATTATAAAAGACCTGTATCTTCTGGCGTGGAATGGGATCTAGTTTCAATGACAACCAGCAATATATTTTCACATCCTACAACTCCAACTTGCTTTCAGTTTGATAAAATGGGAGGTATAATAGGAATATTTGGTAAAAACTATTCAGGTAAATCAAATATTATTAAAGCTCTTATTTGGGGTTTGTATCAACAAGTGCTTGGTGGTGGTGTTGGCGATAATCACCGTGTTATAAACATGTATACAGGCAAAAATTCAGCATATGTTGAAATTGTGGTAAACATTATGGGTCAACTCTATAAAATATATAGAGCAATAGAGGTGAAAAAAAAGAAAGATGGTACAACCGAAGGAAAATATAAAATAGACTTTAGTTATTGGGCAGAAGACGAACAACAGTGGGTGCCTGCAGAGTCGGATCGTGGAGCAAAAGAAAAACCAGAACTTAAAAAAATGGTTTTAGATGCCATTGGGTCTTTTGATAATTTCACAAAAGTTTCTTTGCAAACCCAAGGAGGTAAAGACGATTATTTAAGTTTGGCGCAACAAGAAAAAAATTCCTTATTAAGAGAATATAATGGACTAACAATCTGCGACCTTAGATATGAATTGGCAAATAAGAAATTTAATCAAATAAAAAATTTACAAAAAAACCTTGGAGATCCGGCTGAAATAGAAAAACTTATACAGGAATCCAAAGATTTAATTCAAACATTAAAAACAGAAATAGAGGTTTCACAAAAAGAAAAAGATGAAGCAAATTCTGAAATAGAAAAACACAATGACGAAATATTAAGACTTACAAAAGAGTTAGAAAAGGTGGAAGAGGTTTCAGAAACTAACCCAGAAGTAATAACCAAATTAATAGAAACTAGTAAAAAAAGTATAGATAAGATAAAAATTGAACTCTCTGTTAAAGAGGAGTTTTTGTCCAATAATTTTATAAAAGAAATACCAAGTGGATTTGAAAGCTTAACTATAGAAAAAATAGAAGAGCAAATAGAAGAAGAAAGAATAAAATTTCAGAAAAACAAAGAGTCTTACTTGAAAATTCAAGAATGGCTTAAATTAAATACCATAAAAGAAGTTCAGTCCACAGAAGAAGTTAAACCACTTCTTGAAAAGGCGAAGGAAAAGCTTTTTACTTTAAAAACAGACTTAAAAATAGCCAAGGGAGAAAAATGCCCTACTTGTGGAAGTGTAACAAAAAAAGCAGATCCTGATAAAGAAAAAGAATGTGAAAAAAAAATAGAACAAGCAAATTCTTTTATTCAGGAAAAACAACAATTCATATATGATCAGGAATCCTATGAGAAAATAAACCAAAACATTGCTCAGGAAAAGCTGAAAATGGATTCTTTAAAAAATGTATTAGAAGCATCTAAATTAAACATAGATCAACTAAAGTTTTCAAAAGAAAAACTGTCAAACTTATCATCTGATATGAAGCACAACCAGATGGTAAAAAACACCTCTGGAGAAGTAATTAAATTAAAAGAACTTTTAGAAAGCAACACAAAATTAATTGAAGAAAATCAGAAATCTCTATTAATACTTTCGGAGAACTCAGAAAAAATCAAAAAGAATGATCTGCTTAATAATCAAATTAAATCACTTCAGGAAAGTCTTAAGGGGTACAAACTTGTTATATATAATTCAGATAGAGCTATTAACGAAAAAACAGGGCAGGTTAAAATTAAAGAAAATAATATAGAAAACTATAACGAAAAATTAAACCAAATTAAAGAATCAGTAAAAACATTTAATAAGTTCAGCGTCTATTTGCAAGCTGTATCAAGAGATGGTATACCAGCTCAAATCCTCAGAAATAGACTCCCACTTATTAACTATAAAATTAATGGAATTTTGCAAAATATAGTAAATTTCAAAATTGAACTCTCCATAAAATCTAATGGAGATGTCCAGGAGTTTTACTATTTTAATGAAGATAAATCGGATGCGCTCCCACTTTCTTTGGGTTCCGGCTCACAAAAATTTATTGGAAGTGTTGCCATTCGTGATGCACTGCATTATATTAGTTGTTTGGTGAAACCATCTTTCTGTATTATAGACGAAGGGTTTGGTACATTAGATGATGATAAAATAGGAGATATTAATAATGTGTTTTCTTACCTCAGAAATAAATATAAAGCCGTGTTAATCATTACTCACAAAAATGAAGTAAAGGACAGTGTAGATCATATTATCTCTGTAACAAAATCAACACAAGGGTTGTCTCCTGAGATTATACAGGCAAATCCAGAAGCTGGAATTTCTCAAATTAGTTTTACGTAAAATGAAAAAATCTATGAAAAATCAAAAAAATTCAGTTAATAATATTGATTTTAAATATTACTCTAATTTATCTGAAAATCAATTTCGAGAAATGCTTCCAAATTTAGATGTTTCTATATTGTCTGGTTTATGGATGGAAAGTGCAAAATTAAATGATGAAATTAAAAGTGCCTTATTAAGATATGAAATGTTTAATATTAGAAAACTGATAGTAGGGGGCTTTGATTCAATAATATTAACTAAAAATATATGATTAATAATTTAACTTAGTTTTGCGTGATGAAAAAAGAATATAAAATAGACTTAATTAATTCTTTATATGGAATCATTGAAGGTGCTTACTATGCTGATGAAATCTTTGAAAGATATTTCAAGCGTAAATATCCAAATGTTGATTTTGAAGTTTTACAAACAAAAATACACAGAATGATACAAGTTCCAAACCAAGAACCCTATGTTGTTTTTGGTGGTTGCGTATTATTAACTTTGATAATAGAAAATGAATCATTCACTGTTGAAAGAGATTGGGGAATTGAATATTTGATAGATTCAAAGCATCCAGATTATTTTAGTGATGATTGGTTTTATGAAAATAACAAATGTTATAGTGATAAAAAATCACAAGAATTAATTGAAAGTTTAAATAAGTTTTCAAACGATGAATAAACAACTTCTTTTAGAGTTTGAACCTTTAGATATAGAAAGGTACGGAGTGTTAGGTAAAATTAGTCAATTTAAATCAGAATTTTTAAAAGAATCTTATTCTTATTCTAAGGAAAATTTAAGACAAATATTGTTTGATTGCGATTTGAATTATATTGTTTGCTTAAAAAAATTTTTTATTATTAATCAGCTTTATAGCGAAGCTGGTTGCTGTAGGGATATAGAAAGAGAAATGTTAAATGCAAATGAAAACGGTAACTGAAATTAAAGAATATCTATCGCACTCTGATGAAAACCATTACTCAATTAATATGTTTTCTTTATATGTGAAAAACTTAGAACTTGAGGATGTGAGACAAATCAAATTTCATTGTGTTAAGCATCAAGAATATCAAGAAGCGGCTATTTGCAGAGACATTGAAATGAATCATAAAGATTTTGTTTTATATGCTGGTTTGTTAATTGAATTTGAGCCCTATGATTTGGAAAGGTATGGAATACGAGATGAAGATGTCAAACTTAAACATATTAAAATATATGCCAAGCCTTATGAAGTTAAAAAAATTTTATGAATATAATAACAAATGAATTTTTAGGAAATTGTCCATTGTGTGGAAGGGAAATGATTGTTGGAAAAAAAGTGAGTAAACATCATTTGATTCCTAAGTCAGAAAAAGGAAAAGAAACCTTATATTTACATGATATATGTCATCAAAAAATACATAGTGTTTTTACAGAGAAACAGCTTGCTAAAAAATATAATAACGTAGAGGCTTTATTAACAAACGCTGAAATTGTTAAATTTGTTGAATGGGTTAAAACAAAACCTGTAGATTTTTATGTTGTAAGTAAAGACACAAATTTTAGAAATAAAAAAAGAAAAAATGTGAAATGAAAATAACAAAAATTCTAAGAAATTAAAAAAAGTTTCTTTATTTCTTTCGTTTTTATTTTTTCATACTATTTATGTATAACTATGAAGGCAAAAGACAATATGGAAATTCAGCTAAATGTTAGAATGACCAAAGATTTAAGAAAAAAATACAAAATGTTTTGTTTAAAAAAAGACATTATTATGTCAGATCGAATTAGACAACTTGTGGAAATGGATATGAACGGTGAAATAAAACAGTTTTAATGATCAAATCTTATAAATTTAAACTAACCCCAAATAAAACCCAGCAACTGAGATTAAACCAGTGGTTGGGTACATGCAGGTTTGTTTATAATTTATGTTTGGGATATAAAAAAAGTTTATATTCATCTTATGGAATAAACATTTCTAAAAATAAAATGCAGAAAGAGTTGTCACAGATCAGGAAAGAATATGATTGGATTGGTGATGTCTATTCACAAACCATTCAGGATGTAACAGACCGCTTAGATAAGACATACCAATCTTTTTTTAAAGGCGGTGGTTTTCCCAAATTTGCAAAGCGAGGAGAATATTCTTCATTTGCTTTTAAACAAGGTGTTGGCATTTGTGAAAACACAAACAAAATAAAACTACCTTCTTTGGGGAAAATTTCATTCAGAAGACATCGTGATATTCCGGGTGAAATAAAATATGCAATTTTAAAAAAAGAATACAATGGTTGGTTTATATCTTTAATCTGTGAAACAGACAAAGAAATAAAAACACAAAATGAAAATATTGTTGGCATAGATTTGGGTATAAAGGATTTTCTGATCACATCGAATGGTGATAAAAAATCAAACCCAAAACATCTGCGTCAGCACGAATTAGAGTTAAAAAGAATACAACGAAATTTAGCAAGGAAGAAAAAAAGAAGCGAGAATAGAAAGGAGAATATTTTCGAACTTCAGAAAGTCCATGCGAAGGTTCGTAACACAAGAAAAGATTTTTTGCAAAAATTATCCACA